CTCGCATCAGTTGCATAGTTAGTGACTACACTATTGACTCTGTTTGATGTTGTAATAACAGAAATTCTTTGTGCGTCAATTACAGGACTTACTCTTGTGTCAGTTGTTCCAAGAAGCATCCTCAAATTCATGGATTTGTTTCCAGGAATATTATCAAGTTTTTCGGTTTCATTCACCTTAGATGCAATCATCCTTGGAGAGTCAAAATAATTTGGAGCACTGATATTAAGATCAGTAAATCCTTCATCCAGGAATGGAATTTCATTTCCACTCATACTTTGACTTGTGATTGTTCTTACTTCAGCATTAAGTGTAGTGCCACGAACAGTAACGTTTTGAATGATAGGTGTAAGGATTTCAAAAGGCATGTTTTGAGATGCTCTAATATCATAACCACCGGCAGTCTT